TATCAATAGTTTCATCTAAGATAAGTAAATTAATTCTAGCACTAGATAATGACTGCATTAATTTTCTAATAGCTAATAGAGTAGCTGTATTAACTCTTGCTCTTTCACCACCACTTAATGCTAGTATATCAATATCTTTTCCGTTATCAGTAATAATTACATTTAATTTATCACTTGAAGATACTTTAAAGGTTAATTGGAATCTACCAGCACTAAATTCTGCAAGATACTCATTTGTTAGATCCTCTAAATCCTTAATAAGACATTCAATCTTATATGCTATTAATCCACTAGTACTAAAGGTTTTCTGCAGTATTTGTAGATATGATAATCTTTCCTCGATATCTTTTAGTACTATTGAATAACTATCTAAGTCATTCTGCATAGAACTCATTTGTTCCTTAATGACGTCTATTTTCGCATTATGACTAGTTGCAGTAGTATTTTGTTTCGTTATAGAATTTATTTTTTCTTGTATAGCTAATACCTCGGCTTCTAGTGTTTTTATTCTTTTTTCTATATCCTCATAATCTAGTAAGTCTGTTTGAATACTGTCATCAATTAAACTATGGTAAGATTCCCATTCAGCTTGCGTTTTTCTAGCCGCTTCAGCTTTTTTCTTAACTGTATTAATTCTATCAATTTCGCTATTAAGAGACTTGATAGCTTTATTAGCAGATTCTTTAAGATTTTCTTGCTCTGTAATAAGCTCATCTAACTTAACTCTATTTACCTCTTGTAAGCAAGTCGGACAGGTCCCATTAAGTTTATCAATTTTAGAAATAAATGCGTCAGCATCTTTTACTGTTTTCTTATGTTCACCTACTGCAGAAATTATGGGTGAAGTATCCTCAATAGGAGGGTATTCCTTTGGCACATCAGATAGGTCAATCTTAGCTAAGTGGTTCTTATATTCATTATTTTTTGTTATACGCTTATTTGTTTCAAGTATACTTAATTGTTGAGCTTTTTTATCTGATATTTCTTTAGGTATTTCAGGATCAATATCTGGTACTGGTAATATAGGTTTTGGATTAAGATTTTCTTTCTTGTGTTTATCTAGCCAGCTACTAGTTGTACTAATAGATGATTCTACTGAAATTAATTCTTCGGTTAATTCCTTTACTGCACTTTTAAATACTTCAAAAGCCTCTATATACTTAGTTAGGTTAAGAAGATCAATTAAGAACTTCTTTCTATTAGTATCAGTAGCAGTTAAAAACTCTAGGCTAGAACTGGAACTTAAATACACAAGTTGAGTGAACACTTTATGATCAAATCCTAGTATATCTTCTAATACTTTAAAAGTGGCAGTAGCGGTATGACTACTAATATTTTCACCATTTTTAAATAGTTGTACAGCTTGAGTAGAACCTCTAGTACTTTTTATCTCATAGTCAATACCATCTTTATTAAAAGTAAGACTACTACTATATGTTTTATCCTTAATATGCCTATTTAATATATCTGCTTTTTTAATGCCCTTTGAGTTCTTATTAAATAGGGTCTCTTCTAGTACTAAAGCTATACTACTCTTTCCATGCCCATTTTTACCAACTAACTGCGTAATTGGACTTTCATCAAAGTGTATAGTATTACTAGGCCCATAACTAAATAAGTTACTCCATGTTAAAGTTTTTAGCAAAATCATGGTAAGTTTTTAATACCTTTTTTATTGTTTCTTCAGGTAGTTCCAAAATATACATTAAGTATTCTGTAACCTCTTGTTCTATACTCATTTCTGGAGATAGTATTAATGCTGTATCGTTGGTACGTTTTGATACTTTTTTATCTATTAATTCGTGATCTTCTAATCCAGCCAACTCTGCTATATCTCCTTCTACTTCATATATAGTATGATCTGGACTAGTTTGTACCATAGGATCTCCTACCTTAATAGTTTTACGTATTAGCTGAGGTAAGTCTAAGGGGGTGAACTTATGATTATGCGTAACAGAGTCAAACCAGATAACACCTGTACTAACGCTATTTCTATGGAATGAAGTAGTGATTGGTGATCCTGGATATAGTATATTACGTTGAGAATTATCATAAGAATGAAGATCACCTGCGAGAACTGTTTTCCATCTATCAAATATTGATAGATCAACTTCAGGTTTAACATGTGGTGGGATCTCTCCTCTAACATGAGTAACTAGTGTATCACTATGAAAGTCTATGTCAGCCGGATAGTATTGTTTTAGCCTATTATAAGGTATAAAGTCGATACCGTATTCTGTATGGAATTCGTCAATTATTCGTACTTTTGGATTAAGCCTATTAGTAATAGTTTTTAAATAGGTTAAAAAAGTAGTACCTTTTTTAATAGCTTCATGGTTTCCAGGGATAATTATTGTATCACATTTGCATCCAGATATAAATTCATGATAAAGTTCTAGTTCTTCTAAACTAGGTACTTTATCGAAGAAATCACCCGCTACTATATGTAAATCAGCTAACTTTTCTAATTCATGTAATTTATCAAATAGTAATTTAAATCTATTTTTAGCCCAATCATCGGGTATATTTTTAGTTTTTAACTTAATATGGTAGTCTGCAGATAGTAATATTTTCATACATATTTTTCTCTATATTTTATGGTAAGAAGTCTAACTGTAGAGAGACTATCTTCTTCATGTTTAATACTAAGTAAATCTAGTTCATTATCATAAATACTGTTTAGCAGAGCTAAAAGTACTTTTTTTGTTTCTTCATTAACTGTAATAATTAGGGTATCTTTCATTTTGCATATATCTCTAAGTTAATTGTCAATACATGTGGCCCTATTCCCATGCTAAGATTGGCTTCTTTTATATAAACACTTATTTGCTTATCATTACTTAGCGAGTCTAGTAGTACGTCTGCCAATTTTTCTATTGCTTTTGTATAGTCTACAGAAATTTCACTAAGTATATTAGGTAGTATATTACTCATTAGTTTTCCTAAATTGAAAAGACCCCAAAGGATGATTCCAGTGGGGTCTTTTAACTATTAACTACCCAGTTCGCTAATAGCTTCTTTTTCCGCTCCGGTACTTTCCTCAGTTTCTCCAGAAGCAATCTTATCTAGAGTCTTCTTTACTTCATCTGCTGTAGGACGTGCGTACTTACTATCAATATCTTCGGCTGTATCTGCTGCAGTACGCTCTTCTTCACTTAGAGCACGCTTCTTACAACGTAGTACTTGCAGAGTATATTCAACGTTAAAAGGTAGCGGACCAGTTTTAGCGCGCTTAAACACAATATCCCAGCCACTATCGTAGTCAGTAGGATCACCAAGGTCTTCTGCTGCATTAATAATCTGTTCAAACAACTTCTTTTTAAGATTAAGAACTTTTACCTTACCATCGCTTGGATCAATACAATTGATACTGTATGCCCAAGAACATTTCTTATCTGGGTAGTATGCTGGAACATGGTCTACTTCTAGATTATTGAACTTCTCAGCCTGACGATCAAAAGCCAAACACTCTACAGGGATATCCTTGCCATTAGTACCTTTTAGCCAGTATACATATCGTGGTAGTACTCCACCAATAATACGTACTGTATTTTCTCCATCTTTGTATTCAAATGCATCAATAGTCTTCTTTTGTGCCTTACCTTTTGTAGAGCCGAATGCTAGTGCCATAATTTTATTCCTCGTATTTAAAATGTATTTCGTTGTTAGTTACTATAAGTAATGGATTACTTCTTATACTGCTTAAGTTTATATCAGGATAGTGTAATAGCGGTAAAGATTTTACTCCATAAAGTTTATAAAGAGAATAGTCTCTTTTAGCAGCCAAAAATATATATTGATATATAAACAAAATATCTGTATTACTATCATTTAAAATATTATTTGCCTGTAACAAGAAACTGCTACCTTTTAGTTTATTTTGTAAACCAGCTTTAAGTATTTTTTTACTATTAAAAGCTTTCAAAGTGTTTACAAGTTTTACTGGGTCCCCTTTAGTTTCTTGGTTTAAGTTTTGCCAATTAAAAAATAAAGTCATTTCCCAACCCATAAATAATATTATATCATCTTTAAAGATATAAATCAAGTCTATTTTTTAAATGCTATAACTGTACTATTTTCCAACCCTTCTCTAAATACAGAGAAATGCGTTTATTATTCTGTACTTTCTCACTTGGACCTTTAAACTGTATATCAATTACAACTGGACTTAATTTATCTGGAGATAGTCTCATAATTCTACCTATTAGTTGTTCTAAAGTAGGTCTATTAGCAATAGGTATAGCTAATATTAGGCAGCTTAATTCATTCTGAGATATGCCTTCTGAGAATATTTGTCTAGAACCACATAATATATCGCAAGTGCCATTAGCTATCTTATCTAATTCATCTTTTCTATTAATAGTACTACCAACTATTAAAGTAGAACGAGAACCAAGTAACTCATTTACATTTTGTAGAAATTCTACTCTATCTGCTACTACTAGTACTTTGTGGCCTTTACGAGCCTGAACTAGTGCTATTGAAGCTATAAGGTCT